GCGTCAGATGTGTATAAGAGACAGCACTTTATCCCCGTGCGCGCGCGGGATTATACATATAGGTTTTAACTATGACAAAAAAGCAAAGGATAGATTCTGTTAATGGCGCCATTAAAACAATGGAGGGCGCGTTGATTGAGATACAGCCGCCTGAATGGGTAACGGTTCCAGAGTCCGCCATGGGGTTCTGGCGCTCTATCACACAAGCCCGTTCTGCTGACCGCTGGAACAATGCAGACCTCGAAGCCGCCGCCGAACTTGCTAGAACCAAGGCTAAGATTGAAGAGCTAAATAAAGAGATCGATATTGAGGGTGATATTGTTAAAAATGATCGCGGCACCCCTATTGTTAACCCACGCCATAGCCTGCTAGAAACTTTGTCACGCAGAATGGTAGCCCTTAGTCGAGCTTTACAGGTTCACGCAGAAGCCACACAGGGCAAGTCACGCGAGCAAGTGAAAGGCAATAAGGCGCAAGAGAAGGCCAGAAATGCAGTCAAGAAAGATGACGATGATTTAATTTCAAGGCCCACACATTAATGGTAGATAAAAGCCCCATTCTTTCTGGTCCTGTTCCAGTTATTCGAGATTGGCGAAGCCTTCCTGTAAGTGAGCTTACCCGTGGCGAGCGCAATTGCCGATTCATTGAGTCTTATTGCAAAGTGCCAGAAGGCCAGCACATAGGAAAAGACGTGTTACTTGCTGATTTTCAGGTTTTGTTTATTCTGGCGATTTACGACAATATACACATAACTGATACAGCACTTTTATCAATCGCAAGAAAAAACGCTAAGACGGGCACAATCGCCTTTATATTATTGGTTCATACAGTAGGCCCAGAGGCAAAGCAAAATTCACGTATCGTTTCTGGGGCTATGAGTAGAGAGCAAGCCGCCGAGGTTTACAATCTAGCATCCAAGTGCGTGATGATTAGCGAGAAACTATCAGACATAATCAGGATAGTGCCATCATCTAAAAAGCTAATCGGCCTACCTATGAATGTAGAGTACCAAGCTATTAGCGCAGAAGGAAAAACGGCTCATGGTAAAAGCCCTATATTGGCCATACTTGACGAAGTGGGGCAGATACAAGGCCCGCAATCTGATTTTGTTGACGCTATAACAACCGCTCAGGGCGCATATGATGACCCGCTATTAATTTACATCAGCACACAATCTGCAACTGATGCCGATCTATTTAGCGTGCTCATTGATGACGCAGAAAAAAACAAACCTGAAAAAATGGTATGCCATGTTTACGCGGCTGATAAAGACGGGGAGATACTAGACGAACTACAATGGAAAAAAGCAAATCCAGCGCTAGGCATATTCAGATCAGAAAAGGATATGAGAAAGCAGGCAGAAAAAGCCGCGCGGATGCCAAGCTTTGAGAATACATTTAGAAACCTAAACTTAAACCAGCGTGTATCCACCACAAGCCCATTCATATCTCGCAGTGTATGGGAGCAAAACGGTTCTGAATACGCATATGATGATGATGTTTTATGGTATGGCGGTTTAGATTTATCAGCCAGAACGGATTTAACCAGCCTTATTTTGGTTGGCCGGAATAGCAGGGGCGTGGTAGGGGTTGAATCTTACTTCTGGACGCCGCAAAAAGGCTTATTAGATAGGGCTAAAAAGGACAGGCAGCCATATGATTTATGGGTAAAGCAAGGGTTAATGCGCACAACACCAAGCGCAACGGTGGATTATGAGTACATAGTTCAAGATTTGCCGGACGCATTCGGAGATAAAAACATTGAGCTGATAGCTTTTGACCGCTGGCGGATTGATGTATTTAAAAAAGAGATAGAGCGCGCAGGTTTAGACGTGCCATTAAAAGAATTCGGCCAAGGCTACAAAGATATGTCCCCCGCTATGGATGACCTAGAGGCATTACTATTGAACGGCAAGGTTGCACACGGAATGAATCCAGTTCTCACGATGTGCGCGGCCAACGCGGTGGTAACTAAAGACCCAGCAGGCAATAGAAAGCTAGACAAACACAAGGCAACGGGCCGTATAGATGGCATGGTGGCTTTAACTATGGCAGTCGGTATAATGGGCGAAGAAGTAGAGGAAGCGCCCCCATCAGCATGGGAGGATGAAAACTTTTCTATACTGGATTGATCATGGTAGACAAAAAACAGTACAACGCTTCATCAGGCGATGTTATTGCAACGGACAACGCAATACTTAACACCGCTGATGAGATGAAAACAAATCCAGAGTACGCATCAAGATTGCCAAACATGCATAGAGCGTTTTGGTCTGGCACGGTTGCCAGTGGAACTACTGCATTTTTTGCGCTAGACGTTCCGGCTGGTGTTGAGGTTGTTGGGTTTGGTCGAGTATCCACAGTTGAAACCCATACATTAAGCTCTTTGTTTGCCGTTGGTGGTACGCTTGGCACCATTCAAGACACCATGGATGGATTTAGTTTTGATGAAAGAGGCGGCGGCAATATATCGCCCGTTAAACTTAATAAGTACACCACAATCACAGGCTATTCAGCTAGAACCCCATTAATTCCTATCTCACCACTAGGTCAAGGCTCAAACACAACACCTTCAACACAAACAATACTTGGTGCCCAGCCGCAATTTGACTCTAACAATAAACCTTGTTTTATATACACAAATAACTCGAATGGCGCGGCTACCCTTCACCTAGAAATCACTTGGCAGGATGTGATTGTTTGATCATGTTACAATTCGTGATAGAATCTAACTATTAACCACCAACAGGCTATTAATTAATGCTAGGTTTTGGTAAAAAAGAGCCAGAAAAGCGCGCTAGAAGTGTTGAAAACCCTGATACCCCTATCAGTAGCCGCTCAATTTTAGAGTTCTTTGGCATTGATCAAATGAGCGGGTCGGGTGTTAGCGTTAATTTAAACAACGCATTGACCGTTCCAGCCGTTATGGCCGCCGTTGAATTCCTATCTAGCACCATTGCTGGCCTACCATTAAACGTATATAAGCGCACAAACTCAGGCCGTGAGAAGCAAAAAAGCGGTTTGCAGCTAATTATTCACGATGCTGTTAGCGAAGAAATGACCTCGTTTGATTGGCGCAAATACTCAATGGATAGAACGCTAACTAATGGCCGCTCACTGACTTATATTGAGCGCGATTCTAATGGTCGAGTGCAAAACCTATTTCCTTTAAATCCTAGTACTATAAAAATCATTCGCACTGGAATGAAAAAACGCTACGTTTACCAATATGGTAAACCAGAAGAAATAATTTACGAATCGAACGAAATTATAGATATACCTTTTGCGCTTGATCAGGATGGCTTGAGTTCAATAAGCCCGATAATGAAAAACGCCGATACTATTGGTTTGGCAATAGCGGCAACAAATTACGGTTCAAAGTTTTTTAACAATGGCGGCGTGCCTCCGTTTGTTTTAATGGGCAAGTTTGAAAGCGGCAAGGGAATGCAGCGCGCAAGTGATGACTTACAAAAAGCCATTAAGAGGCAGTCAAAAGAAAATCGGCTTGCATTAACTTTGCCGACTGGTCACGAGCTTAAAAGCATTGGCGCTGACCCAGAAAAAAGCCAGTTAGTGGAATTAAAACGATTCTTAATTGAAGAAATTGCTCGCATATTCTCACTACCCCCTGTTTTCTTGCAAGACCTTACGCATGGTACTTTCAGTAATACTGAGCAGCAGGATTTGCACCTAGTTAAACACACGTTGCGCCGATGGGTAGTTCAAATTGAACAAGAAATGAATTTAAAACTATTCGGCCGTGATAATAATGAGCTTTATGTAGAGTTCAATATGGATGGTTTATTGCGTGGTGACTTCACAAGTCGAATGGCTGGCTATGCTCAAGGTATTCAAAACGCAGTATTAACCCCGAACGAAGCACGAGCACAAGAAAACCGACCAAACAAAGACAACGCGGATGATCTTTTAATTCAAGGCGCAACGGTTCCACTTGGTTCACAGCCTAATACTACAAATGAGGTGCCAGATAATGGATAAGGAATTTAGAGCAGCCAGTGCTCCGCTAGAAGTGCGAGAAGACGAAGGTCTAATTAAAGTATCGGGATATGCCGCTGTTTTCGATAGTGAAACTGTAATCGGTGGTTATTATCGTGAAAAAATTGAACGCGGTGCGTTTTCTGAGGCGATTGGTCGTGACGATGTGGTCTTTTTGATTAACCATGATGGCTTACCAATGGCACGCACCCGCTCAGGTACTTTAAAACTAACAGAAGACGATCGCGGCTTGTTCATGGAAACCGAGCTAGACCCAGAAGATCCAGAAGTAAAAAGCATTGTGCCTAAAATGAAGCGCGGCGACTTGGATAAAATGAGCTTTGCTTTTGCGCCTGAGGTTCAAGAATGGGACGACTCGCAAGAAATCCCAGTGCGAACAATCAAAAAAGCTTCATTGTATGACGTGAGTATTGTTACGTTTCCTGCGTATGGCGACACAGACATCGGCCTTAGATCACTTGAGGCCCATAAAAAGAATTCATCAGAACCCGTTAAGGTTCGAATGAAAATGAAATTGGCATTAAGCCGAGGTTAATTGCGGTTCCCGTGATTAATGCCCTTAGCTACCCTTGGGCAAGGTAAAAAAGAGGAAAGACGATGGATAAAATCATCAAGTTGCGGGAACAAATGGCGACCCTTGCCACAGAAGCCCGTTCACGTTTAGACGAAATCACACCAGAAACCGATTCAGCTAAGGCGCAAGAAATCGAAGCCCGTTTTGATACCATCATGGCTGACCATGACAAAATCGGCAAAGAAATTGAGCGTGAAGAGCGTTTAGCAAAAGCAGAAGCGCAGGCAATTGAAAGCCGCCGCCCTGTATCTAAAGAAGAAGCGCGTGCAGAAATTGCCGACAAGCAATCTAAGCCTGAATACCGCGAAGTGTTCACCAAGCAATTGCGCTATGGTGTGAACGCCTTAGATCAAGAAGAGCGTCAAGTTCTAATGGACGGCCGTACTGAGGTTCGCGCTCAATCAACTGGCACTGATTCTGCTGGTGGTTACACTGTGCCAGAAGGTTTCAGCAGTGAGATTGATAAGGCAATGGCTGCATGGGGCCCAATGTGGGACGGCACTATTACACGCGAGCTTATTACTAGTTCAGGTAATCCGCTTCCATGGCCTACCGTTGACGACACAGCAAAGCGCGGCCGTCTAAAAGCTGAAAACGCTTCTGTAGATGATGACGGTTCTGATGATGTTGTTTTTGCTGAGAAGCTTTTGAACGCATACATTTATGACACTGGCATGGTTCGTATCCCTATCGAACTTTTGCAAGATTCAGCGTTTAATGTTGAAGCTTTAATGGCTGAATTGTTCGGCGAGCGTCTAGGCCGTACCGCTAACGAAGCATTGACCACGGGCACAGGTACTAACCAGCCTAATGGTATTGTAACAGCGTCAAGCTTGGGTAAAACTGCTGCTGGTGCCGCTGCAATCACTTCTGATGAATTGATTGACCTTTTCCATTCTGTAGACCCTGCTTATCGTCAGTCTCCAAATTGTCGCTGGCAGTTCAACGACTCAACTTTAGCTGCTATCCGCAAGCTGAAAGACGGTCAAGGTAACTACCTATGGCAGATGGGTGATGTTCGCATGGGTGAGCCAGACATGTTCCTTGGCAAGGCTTACAGCGTAAACCAAGCTATGGCTGATATTGCCACTGGCAATAAGTCAATCATCTTTGGTGATATGAGCAAATACGTTGTGCGCAAGGTTCGTAACTTTGAAGTGATGACCCTTCGTGAGCGTTATGCTGAAAACTTCCAAATCGGCATGGTTGGCTTCAAGCGTTTTGATGGTGAGTTGCTAAATACAGCCGCTGTTAAACACTTAATCCAAGCCTAACCTATAGCGCCCTGCGGGGCGCTAACCTTTTGAGGTGTTGATATGAAAGTAAAACTGTTATGCAGCCGAGCGGGTAGGGATTTTTCTAATAGCGCGGGCGAAGTTGTTGACGTAGAAGAAAAAGAAGCATTGGCAATGATTAAAGCTGGCCAAGCTGAGTCTGTCAGCAAGGTTGAGCGCGCAACCAAAAAAGCAAAGTCTGAAACCGCCGTGAAGGTAGACTAATGGAACAAATGTATGAGCTTTTAACACCAGCAATAGAAACACCCGTTTCTTTGTCTGAGTGCAAGGCCGATTTAAGAATTGATGACTCGTTTACGATGGACGATTCGTTAATTGAATCTTATATTTTAGCTGCATCTAAATTGTGCAGTGAAATTGTTGGCAGAAAGCTTGTAAGTGAAACATGGAAAACTTCTTTTGAATTTGTATGTGATGGCGACATTGAATTGCCCTTTACCCCCGTGCAATCAATTGAAGAAGTCCAATATTATGATTCTGATAACGTATCAAAAACATTAAACGTTTCTGATTTTTATCTGTTTAACTATGATGACCGCTCTATTATCGAGCCGATAAATACCGCAACATGGCCGCAAACTTATAGCCGCCGCGATGCAATCAGTATTACATTTATTACAGGCATGGGCGCAGATGGTAGCGCTATTCCTGAAACAATTAAACGCGCCATTAGATTAACGGTAGCGCACTGGTACGAGCACAGAACCGCCGTATTGGTAGGACTTACCGCTCAAGATTTACCAATGGGTGTTGAGCATTGCTTGAACGTTGAGCGCATAGGTTGGTGCGCATGACATACAGGGCGGGCGAACTTGATCAGCGCATAACCTTTCAAAAAAAGGTAAAAACACCTGATGGAATGGGTGGTAATAGCGTTGAGTGGGTGGATATTGATAATTTCCCGAATGTTTGGGCGCATGTCAGACCAAAATCAGGCCGTGAAGTGACTGAATTTGACCGTGTAAACGCAAAGAGCACTTATTTATTTGTTGTGCGTTACCGTGGCGACATAAAGCCGGAATATCGAATCGTTTGGGATGGTGAGTTGTTTAATATTCGATACCCTGCCAAGCCTAAATCTCGTTCTTTATACCTTGAAATCGAAGGTGAGGCGGGTGTAGCGCAATGAGCAAGCAGCTTGAAGTTGTCGGCCTAGAAGAAGTTAACGAAATACTAGGCCAGCTAACAGAAAAGAACGCGCGAAATTTATCGCGTGCATTGATTCACGGGCTTGCTTCAAAAGTAGCAAAAGAAGCAAAAAAGAAAGTGCCAGAAGGTCGAACTCGTACATTAAAAAAAGCAATTAAAGCCAAGCGTAAAAAATCACCACCGGACAAGCCTGTAAGTGATGTTTATGTAGAAAATGGTAAGAGCGCAAAGCATGATGCGTTTTATTGGCACATGGTAGAATATGGAACAGGCGGTCCAGTGCCACAACCAGAACAACCATTTTTAAGACCTGCTAGGGATTACGTACAAGCAAATATGCCGATAATAATCGAAGAAGAATTTACCAAAAAATTAACGGGCGCAATCAATCGAGCTTTAAAAAAGCAGGCTAAAAAATGAGTAAGTTCGAAACAGTAGTGCAGACAAAGATTTATGAAAGATTGGTGAACACGCCGTCTTATTCTTTGTTATTAAATTTTGTACTGCCTAGCTATTTTGATCAGCCGGATGCAGTCGCAGTGGCCGCTAATGGGATGCTTAATATTCCTGTTTATGATGACGTTCCACAGGGCAATGCAGGCGATGCGGCGCAGTTTCCATACGTTACTATTGGTGAAGACATTCACACCGACATGAGTACAGATACGGAGCTATTGAACCTTGTTAGTATTACCATTCATGTATGGAGTCGCTTTTCAGGCAGAAGCGAAGTGAAAAGAATTCAAGGGTACATTTATGACCTGCTCAACCGAGCGGAAATAACAGACCCCGACTATAAGTTTGTGAGCATTACACACGTAAATTCACAATCAAACCTAGAATCTGATGGCGAGACGCGCCACGGTGTTCAAACTTTTAATCTCATAATTGAGGAGCTATAACATGGGCGCAGCATCACGCGATTTACTCATTAAAAAGGGCGCTACACGTTTAGCGGGTATTAATTCAAAGACGATTACTTGCGCAAGCGAGCCTATCGACATCACAACCGATGAAGACGGCGGCTTTCGTTTGCTGTTAGATAAAGCGGGCACCGAGACGCTAGACATTAGCTTTTCAGGTATCACCAAAGATACTGTTTTGCGCGGCCTAATCCTGACGGGCGGCTCTAAACTATTCACTGATATTACAATCGAATATCCACCAGTGGGAGCTCAAACAACAGGCGACTCCATTAGCGGCGACTTCTACCTAAGCGGCGCAAACGAAACAGGCGGCGGCTCAGACGGTGCCATTGAATTCGATGGCACGCTTATGAGTTCAGGCGAGTGGACTTACACAGAAGGCGCGTAAATGATCGTTCGCGATGCTGATGGCCCTAGCCTTTCGCTAGGGTTCGCTAT